TCGGCTTTTCTAAAAATCTAAAAGAAAGGGAAAGAGGTCATTGGAACCTGTTGTCCAAAAATAAACACTCTAATAATAAATTACAATTTTCCTTTAATAAACACGGAGCAGAAAACTTTATTTTCTATGTTATAGAAAACTGTGAGATAGGTAATCTTGCAGAGAAAGAACGATATTGGATTTCTATAACAGAATCTATTAGTAAAGGATATAATATATATGAAGGTGGATGTGGTGATATTAGCAGAAGTCCTGAAACAAAGAAAAAGTTATCTAAGAATAATGCTCGAACATGGTTAAATAAAAAAGAAGGAAATCATTGTGGTTCTAAAACTATTTATCAATACGATTTAGAAGGTAATTTTATTAAGGAGTGGACTTCGATTAAAGAAGCCTCAAGGGTTTTAGGTCTTGACGCGCATACTATAGGTAGGGTGGCTAATGGTAAAAATAACAGGAATAGAAAAAATATGTGGTTCTTCGAATTTAAAGGATACAAGACTGAACCGTATAAAAGACCAACATGGAATTGGGAAAAATTAGGAAGAGATAAGTCTTATAAATATACCGTTGTGTACCAATACAATGTGTCCGGGGAGTTTATCCAAAAATGGAATAGTATAAAGATAGCAGCCTCTCACCTTAAATTAAATTATCAAAATATATGTGCGGTAATAAGAGGAATAAGTAAACAAGCGGGAGGTTACTATTGGTCCAATAAAGACTTAGGTTTGTTTATTCCAAAAGTAGATATAAAAAAGAATAAGGCTGTTTTAATGATGAACGAAGAGGGAGAAGTTGTTCAAGAATTTCCTTCATTAAAAGAGGCAGGTGTGTTTATAGGAGTAAATTCTGCTAAAGCAGAAATTAGTAAAGTTTGCAGAGGATTACGAACTAATATTTATGGATATAAATGGAAATTTAAATGATTTGGAAACCACTCACACTACTTGAATATAAGTCAGAAGATGACTCTTGGACTAAGAGACATTTTGAAGAATATAAAGAGTACATGGACTTTCTGTACTCTTGTTACAGATTTCCCGGACAATACCATTTAAAAAACACAGATGCGATTCGAGCAAACGCTCTAAAGTTTATCAAAGATAAACGGTATACTGATTATCACCCAAAGTCAAAAGAATATAAAGAGTTCTGGTTAAATGAAAGAAGAAAGTGCGAACAAGGAGTAATCTTTGATGACATGTTTATTCCCGGTTCTTTATATATGTGGTGGAATTTTTTACCTATCTTTAATAAGATAGAGATGAAAGAGATGCATCCTGAACCTTGGGATTCTCACCTTTTTTATGCTCACTACTTAGAATTGGCTTGGTTAGAAGACAAAGACGGGTGTTGTGTAAAGGCTCGTCAGAAAGGTATTTCTTTATACCATGTAGCAAGACTTGTACATAAGATTTGGTTTGGAAATAAAGTCACCACTAAAATAGTTGCTTATGAAGAGGAATATGTGTTGGGAGAATGGAACATATTAGAGGGGTACAGAGCACACTTAAATCAGCATACTGGTTTTTATAGAGCATTTAGTCCTGATGAAAAATTAAATTGGGAGCAAAAAATTGAAGTTACAGTCGGAGAAGTAGATAAGAAAAAGTATTTTAAAGGAAACTTTTCTCGTATAAAAGGCTCTACTACCAAAAAGAATTTAAGTAAAGCGGTAGGAGGTCCAGCATTAGAAATTTATGCGACAGAGGCGGGCATTTATCAAAACCTTAAAAAGGTTAAAGAGTATGTAGACGCAAACTTAAAAATGGGGTCTGTTAAAACAGGGATGTTTGTTGCAGCGGGAGCAGTGGGTGAATTGAAAGATGCTGCGGATTTACAAGAATTTGCTTTTAATCCAGCGGCTTATGGAATAAAATCTGTTAAGGACGTATTCTCTGGTTCCTTAGAAGATATTTGTTTTTTCTTTCCAGATGAATTTAACTATGTATATAAAGACGAAGAAACTGGTAAGGTTGTTAAGTGTTACGATAAAGACGGTAATTCTGATATAGCGTTAGCAATAAAGTATCTGAATATAGAAGAAGAAAAAGTAAAAGACAAAGACGCTACCGCATTAAAGCTTTATAAAAGTCAGCACTGTAGGACCCTACAAGACGCATTTGACCAAAGAGATGACAATCCTTTTCCAACTCATCTTTTAAAGGCTCGTGAATTAGAATTAATTTCAACAAAGGACATAGTAGTAAAACTGGAAAGAGACCCTCAAGGTAAGGTAGTTCATAGGTTTTGTAATGATACTCCCATTAATACCTTAAAAGTAAACCCAGAAGCAGACAACAGGGGAGCGGTAGTGATTTGGGAATTTCCTATGGCAAATCCTCCACTTGGACTTTACTATGCAGGAGTAGACCCTATTAGAAACTTAGATACATCTACGTCTAAATCATTGTTCTCGATTACAATCAGGATAGCAATGCACGAGAGGGACGGTAAGATAGTGGAAGATTATCCAGTTGCTACATACATAGGTAGGCACAAAAAAGCATCAGATACTTTTCAAGTTGCACTTGACCTAATTGAATTTTATAACGCACAAGCAGCAGTAGAAAACAACGTGACTGATTTCATTGAGTGGATGATTAGGCAAGGAAAGTCCAAGTATTTAATGAGACGAAAGCAACTTAAAGTAATTGCAGAACTTAGCCCTAACTCATCTATCAGTGATGAAATAGGAGTAAGAATGGAGGGGGAATTTAAGAAGCGATGTCTTGAAAAATTCATTACAGAGTTGGAAGAGCCTATTTCTGAATCGTTTGATTTGGCTACCGGGGAATCCAAGACAATCTATGGGGTAAGTAAGTATAAAGACTTGTGGTTAATAAGGGAGGGTTTAAAGTATACACCTAAACTCAATACAGATAGATTAATTAGTAATATGTTAGCAAAGATTGCATGCGACAGTAGTGCTAACAGGCACATCATTAAGTCCCTCAATCACACACCCAAACCCAAGCAAGAAGTTCCTCGAAGTCTTCCTTCTGCTTTTAAGTCATCTTTACCTTCTTCGTTTGGCAGGAAACTTAAAGGACATTTCTAACTCACATAATTTATTTGACTCGTTACTGTTTTCTAATAAACCGTTGTTATATATTTACATAAATGGCAAAAAATACTCAATTAGGGCTAAGTCCCAAGTTACCAAAAAAGATTGTTCCCGGATACAAACAGTTTACCGACGGTACACTGGATTTTGCTTTTGTGCTTGATGAGAAAGAAAAAACAGAAGATGACTATTCTCAAATAAAGAGATTAGTCTATCACTATGAATGGATTGGTCGTCAACAAGTAACTCAAAAAAGAGAAGCAATTGCAAAGAAGTTCAATCTTGCAATCGGTATAATAGACCACTCTGATTATATTTCAACCGAGTCAGAACACAAGCAAGAACTAGAAATGTTGGACAATGTGGATTTAGACTTTGACTTAAAGTTCTATCCAATTGTTCCCAACATTGTCAATACTCTCGTAAACGAAAGGTTTAAGCATTTAATTCGATTCTCTGCTTATGCTGTAAACGAAGAAGCAACTAACGAGGTTATTGAGCAAAAGAACAATGCTTTGAGAGAAATGCTGATAGCCCCACTCCAAGCACAATTTGATGCAGACCTTCAAGCACAAGGAATTGAACCCGGTACAGATATTTACGCTCAACAACAAGAAATATTCAGGACCACACCTAAGATTCAGGAGTATTACTCAAAAGAGTACAGATTGGAAATCGAGAAGTGGGCTGCTCACCAATTAGAAATAGACGAGAGAAGGTTTAAATTTAAGGACTTGGAAAAGCAAGCCTTGTTTAACAAAGTGGTTTCCGACTACCCATTCATACATATTAACTATTTAGAGAACGATTATAAACCAGAAGTCCTTGACCCAAGGTTTTGTTATTACTTACGTTCTCCCTATTTAGATGATGTGTCAGAAGGTGTAATGTTTGGTTGGTTCGAGTATGAATCCCCACTTAATCTTATTACACGATTTGGGGATAAACTTTCAGAAGAAGACATAGAAAAACTTCAAAGTCTTCATATCCATTACCGTACTCTTTTTACAAGAGAATCCCCTGCTCGATACAACTTAGATACTCCCGGTATTTTAGAGTCGGCTCAAAATCATTTAGCTTTCAATGAAACATTTAAGGGAGGCAATCCTCCTTACAAAGACTCAAAGTATAGAGGAGACGAATACAAAGAAAGACTGATAGAAGTATCAAACCAGTACATTCAAGTGCCTCGTAAGTTGGGCAAACTCACTATGGTTTCAGGACAAGACAGGTTCTCCACCATAGTGGACGATACTTATAAAGTAACGTATAAGCCTACGTATGATACTACAATAGACAAAGAAAAAACTGCCTTCAATCTTATTAACGGAGAGCATATAGAATGGTTTTACATCAATGAACTATGGAGATGTGTAAAGATTAATCTATCTGTCAATCCTAATCCTGACAATTCAGATGATATTTTCCTTGTCTTGGAAAAGCACCCAGTACAGATTCCAAAGAAAGGACAAAAATACGGTTCAGTAATTCCTGTTCATGGTGGACCAACTTCAAACAAATACAATTCAGTCCTATCTATCGTAGACAGATGTAAACCTTGGCAGGTATTTTACAATTACCTATGGAATAGAAACGACCAACTGTTAAAGGGGGAAATAGGTAAGTTCTTTGCCATGAACCAAAACATGATTCCACAAGAAAGTATGGGAGAATCATGGGGACAACACAACGTATTAAAATTTGCTTTGGCTGCACGGGACACTTCTATTGGTGTCTTGGATACTTCTGTAAGTGCAATGGGTGGGACCAACCTTCTTGCAACTGGTGGATATGGTCAAATGGTAGACCTTACCGTTACAGACCAAGTAATCAACAAAGCAAAACTTGCAGAGATGTGCAAGACAGAATGTTTCCTTCAACTAGGACTGTCTCCTCAAATACTAGGAGACATTTCACCAGAAGAGACTGCTACTGGTATAGCCCAAGGAATAAATCGCTCCATAACGCAAATAAAGGGCCTCTACGAAGAGCATTTTTCCCTGATTGAGAACGTAAAAACCACTATGCTTGAATATGCCAGATTCTTGGCTATTGCAAACGGATATTCTCAACAAACTTACATCAACGATGAAGGAGAAAGGATTATACACCAAGTCCCTTCTGACTTACTGCTTCACCAATTAGGGGTGTTTGTCACTTCTAATATGGATGACACCATTGTAATAGAACAGTTGAGAAGCATTGCTCTTAATGACAACACTCTTGGTGCAGACATACTGGACAAATTTAATTTGATTGCAAGCAAGAGTTCTGCTGACATCCACAGTAAGTTAAAGAAGGCTTCTGCTAAAAGGGAAAGAGAAGTGCAAAAAGAAAGAGAAGCACAAGAACAGCAACAACTTCAAATACTTGAGTCACAAGAAAGACAACTACAAATAAAACTTCAAGAAGAAGCAAGACAGAAAGACCTTGATAGGGAACATGAACTAAGGGTTACTGAAATGAAAGTTATTGGGCAATCTCAATTCTCTGAAGGTGGTGGCTATGATGAACTGATGAAGTTAAGAGAGTCACAGTTAAAAACCCAAAACTACTATCAGTCCCTTATTGACACATCCAATAAGCAGTCTCTTCAAATGCAAGATAAAGTCAATGCTCAACAAGAATCATCCTTGAACCGACAATCAAAGGAAAACCTTGAAAGAGAGAAGATTGCAGTACAAAGAGAAAAGATTCTTGCAGACTTAGAAAAGTCCAGAACGGATTTACAAATAGCCAAAGTCAATAAGTAACACTTTTATGATGAACAAATACGTTCATCACTTATATGTAATCAAAAATCTTTTGTAAACAACCAACGTACATAATTCAACCAAACAACGTATTTTATGCTAAACTTTTCTAATCCAGAACCAGTAAGTGAGAAAGAAGCACAGGAAATGCTTGAACTTACTTTTGACAAAACATCAGATAAGACAGAAAGCTCGGACAAAGTAGATAAGCCTGATAAAGTAGAAGAACCTGAACTTACTCCCAATGAAGACAATGATGTAGTTTCTACTGGACCAGACTACTTTAATCTAATCAACGGTCTTATCGAAAAAGGTTACTTTGAAGAAGCGTACGAAGGGTTTGATGAAGATGCTGAACCAGACGAAGAAACCCTTACTAAGTTCATTGAGCATAACTTTGAGAAACGTGAAGCAAAAGCAATAGAAGAGTTCTTTGAGTCTTTTGATGACACAACTAAACGAATTGTAGAGTTGGACTTAAACACTAAGAATAAAGACAAACGAGAAGTTCTTACTTCTTATTTGCAAACTCTTGTGGAAGAGAACAACATCAAGTCTCTTGACCCTACAAATGAATATGACCAAGAAAAGATTCTTCGTGAATGGCTTAGGAATAACGAAGGCTTTACACAAGAAGAAATTGCAGACAAAATTAGTACCTATAAAGAAGCAGGTATTCTTGAAAAAGAAGCCAAGTTGATTAAACCTAAATTGGATGCTGCAGCAAGTAAAATTGCAGAACAGAAAGAACTTGAACAAAAAGCAGCAAGAGAATATGAGCGAAGATTGAACGATGATTTTACAAATCGTATTGTGAAACTTCTTCAAAAAGGTAAAGTGGGGGACGTTCCATTAACAAAAGAAGACGCAACCAACATTTATTCTTTGCTTACAGAAGATGAAATAGAAGTGACAATCCATAATAATAAAAAGGTAATGATGTCACCTATTGAAGCAGCAATATTCAGTCATAAATACAGCAGGGACGGTTCATTGGAAACTCTTGCACTTGCTTCTTTGCTTTTGACTGATAGAGAAAAGTTTGAACAAACGTATTCCAAAATAGCAAGGACAAAAGAAACAGAATCTTTTGCAAAAGAACACAAGTACTCAAATGCTTTGAAACGAGGGACTCCCCCAAATCCAGCAAAAGACAAACCTGCTTCTAAATGGGCTTTGCCTAAAAACTTTAAGTAAACAAAAATTAAACTAACATCTAATAATGGCACAATCACTTGTAGCACCCCAACACTTACAAAACGGTATTTATTTGCAAACAAAAGAGTTTAAGGCAAATATTCACCTTGACCGCGCTCACCTAATGGCAATGGAAGCAGGTAAAAACTCTGATGTATCAGACCTCGGTATGATTATACCTTGGATTACCACTGGTTATTTGGAGCGTCCTCCCATGTGGGAAATGATTAAACAAGGTACTAACCGTGTCCTTCACATGGACGGTCACATGTACACTTGGAAGCAACCTTTGGCAGACCAACCTACTATCATTGTAGAAGACATCAGTGGTACTGATAAGCCCGGTATTGACGGTCAACCCTTTAAAATCAAATTGAACAAACGTACTTTTGGTCACAGTGCAGTCATTACTTCCAACAAGTTTGGTGGTATTGAACTTGTAGTTCAACCAGAAGAAATCAGAACAGACGGAGACCATTTTATTTATACTGTTGTGATGAACGCAACAAACAAAAAGTATAAATACTATCCAAAAGAATGGTTGTCTCCCAATACCAAGTTGTTCCAAATTGGTTCTGTGCTCGGTGAATACGGTCAGACCTATAATGATATGGGTGACAACATTATGACTGGTGGTTACACAGAGTTCTACAACTACGTTGGTGACGGTGTAGCAAACACTCACTTTACTTGTACACGAGACGCTGCCTACTCTAATATCTCTAAGTCTTGTGTAATTGGTCTCCAACAGTATCGTAAGGTAGTTGAAATGTATCAACTGCATCCTTCATCTGCTGCTTATGATGTGTCCATGAAAGGTCAAGGTACTTGGGACGCAATGGTTCAAGCATACGAAAAGAAAGGCATGACCCGTAGCCAAGCAACAGAATCCATTCAAAAAGATATTGGCAAACGCGCTTGGATTCCTGAAGTAGAACAACTCGCAATGCTTCAAGTGGAACGTGACGTAGAAAGTTATGCTGTTTGGGGTGCTGGTGGTACTATTCAAGTTGAAGGTAAACAACGTGTACGTTTGCCCATTGGTTTGTTCCACCAATTGAACCTTGGTCCTACTTACACCTACAACATTCCTTCGTTCTCTCTGCGTAAACTTGAAGCATATCTTACCTCTCGCTTGAAAGATAAGATTGACCCATACGGCAACAACATCATCACTATTGGTACAGGTAATGCAGGTCTTAAACTTGTTCGTAGCCAAATCAAAGATGTTGCTCTCAACTCTGGTTTGACTTATGATTCCAGCAAGTATATTGACGGTAAGGACAACATGAACCTTTCCTTTGACGGTCCGAACTTCAGTTCTTACCGCTTCTCTTTTGGTTGGGTTAAGTTTGTTCACATGCCTTCTCTTGACCCAATTGAAGCCAATGAATTGGAAAACCCAATTGTGGACGGATTCAGATTGTCTTCTTACATTTATATCATTGACGATATGACTGGTCAAGGTGACAACATTCTTGAACTGTTGTACGGTCCAAACTGGGACTTCAACCACTTCTACATCAACGGTCGTATGAACTATATGGACAATGGTATGTACGGTGCTTCACGTAGTGGTCCTTATGCAGCATCCAATACCAATCCGGGCTTTGAGGTCTATATTGAAAAACGGTTGAAAGCATACCACATCAAAGACATCACCAAGTCCTTGCTTATCAAACCTATCAACCCACGCACAGGTAAACCTATTTTTGAACCCGTGTTTGGCTAACCGCCCCTTTAATAGTCTTAAAGGGTTTATGGGAGGGGTATTCATAAAACTGTTTACCTCTCCCATTTCTTTCTTCGTTAGTGTTTATTTTACAATACATCTTAATGAGCGTAGGTAAACATTAATATTTAATCAACTTTTTCTACCAAACTATTTAAAACAGTATTATCTTATGATTACTATCAAGCAGTTGAAATCAAGTCCCGATGACAAATTAATGGGATTGGAAAAAAATGGCCTTATGGTGTTTCCTAATTGTCAGTCGCATTTTGAAATACCAATGATTCAAGGGGTTCCGTACATAGGTCAAAACAAAGAAGAGTACAAAGAGGCAATCAAAAGATTCGAAGAGTATTTCAACCAAGACTTTAGTTCAAAAGAAGGAATTGAATGGCTTAAAAATTATGTAGTTGTTATTGACCACGACCTTAATGGTTACAATCCAATGAACGTAGAAGACCAGTTTATCCTTCACATACTTAAAGTTCACAAAGGTTTTGGTATTGTTGCAATCAATAGTGTTGAACTTGATGAAGCCCCTATCAGTACTTTTCAGTTCATTTTGTCAGACGATAACAAAGACTTGGAAGCACGAGTTAACAAAAAAGAAATCAAGTTGTCTGCGTTCACCAAATTGTCTGACTTGTGGAACAGTAATACGGGACGATTGATTACGTTGGCTAAATACTTGTTCTCTGCTAATTCAGGAATCGGACAAAACAAACAGTTGGCCTTTGATAAACTGGAAGACTTTATTTCTAAAAGTACTGAAAACGCAAACATCTTCTTGCGAGCCACACAACAAGACCCTGAATACGTTGAGACAGTAGTAGACATTAAAGATGCTATTTATCGAGGCATTGTAAGAAAAGAAAACGACGGTCAGTATAAACTGCATGCAAACGGAACCTCTCTTGGTAGGACAGAAGATGAAGTAATTCACTTCTTGATGAAAAGCGAAAACAAAGACCTTCTTGGGTATGGGTTAGAAGATGACCAACCTTACTCAATAAAATCACAACTAAAAAAAGCAACGTTTTAATTCCTAAATATTAAAATCAATGGCATATCCAACCAGTCTACCCACCAGTTACATTGTAAAGAAAGTTGCAAGTGCTGGTGTAAAATCAGAAAACCTTTTACCGTTTGAGTTTGGTATCTTCGATGAGGACACAAACCTTACCCTTAGTGCTGCAAACGTGGCATCTAAGCGCAGAGTCACTATTGGTGTGGGTTCACCCAATACTCGTCAAATGCTTCAAGGCTCAAAAATTGACCGTATAGGCAACCAGAACAATGCTGACGTGACTTTCCGCAGTCAGCCTATTGCACCCAAGGCAGTAGAAATTGTTCGTGCTCAAATGTTCCGTAAGGACGAGAAAACAAATGAATATTACCTTGGCTACAACGGTATTGATATTTGCGAATCGCTCAAATTTGATTGCGGCAAAACCTACATGTTCCATGTAAACCTTACAGGTCGTCCAGTACGTAAAGTATTTGGTAATCAGTTTAATGAAATCATTGAACTCACTACGGATTGCTGTGCTGATTGTGGTACAGACTGTACTGGTTCTTTGCCTTGTGAGAACTACATTGATAAACTTGTTGATGCTTTCAACAACTCTTTGTGGGTGAGTCGTTTCTACACAGCAGAACGTGTCATTTATTGTTCTCCTGAATTGGAAGAACTTACTCGTACAGACTTTGTAGAGTATTGTCTTACTGTCTGTGACAACGGTGATGAACTTGCTTTGTCCGATGTCCAGATTCAATATCCTACTCTCAAAGTAGAAGTCAAAGAACGCAATGCTCCCTTTACCACTTATCGAGTAATCAAAACAAGTGGGCTTCCTTCTGCGTTTACTCAAACAGCAGTAACTCTCCAAGACTGTGGTACATGTCCTTCTGGCTTTACTGCCACAGCAGGTGGCTTTGCATATCTTGTTACGGTAGATGATGTGTTGTATGCTGCTGCTTCTGGTTCTACTTTGCTCCAGAAACTCACTGCTATGGCAAACGTGACTGTTTCCAGTGCCACTCTTGTTGCTACCCTCACAGACTCCAAAATCTATTCTATTGTAACTGCTACTGCAATTGCATCTGAACCTGATGCTGGCTTTGTGGTGACTGAAAACCTCGGTTCTGTCCTTGCTAAATGTACTCAAACCACTCCTACTTCTACTGCATGGGTTGCTTGTGGTGACTGGTATAAAGTTCAGCGTGACTTGGCTATCACACTTAAAGTAGATGACTGTGATGCAGATTCTGACGGTGCTGATACAGGTGAAACACTTGCTCGTTTGACCACTTTCTTGGCTGGTGCGGCTGATTATGTTTCGGGTTCTGTTGCATTGGCTACTACTTCCACTGACTGCTTGCTTCGTTATACTATTTCTCAATACAATAACGAGTTCTTGCAAGACGGTTGTGACACAAGTCCTGCTCCAAAATTCAACACGTTTCCTGCATTTGAGAATCAGTCTTGGACTGTTGACCTTTGTGTTGGTTGGACATTGGATGAAGATACGGGTTGTCCTGTTGCACCTACCGTAGAAGATAGATGTTGCTTGTGCGGTATCAAATTTATTGGCAAACCTACTACTGCTGTTGTAGACAACTTTGTGGGCTATGATATTGACACTTACTTGGAGAAAGACCCTGTTGAACTTTCTGTGACAGTTTATCGTGATGACCGCGAAACCAATTATTGCGATACAACAAGTCCTTCTTGGCTGCACTCGCAGTTTGCAACCTTCCGTTCGCTCAGAGGTGATGACGTTATCAAACGTATTATCCTTGAACGAGAGTATGATGCAGAACCTTGGATGAATCAAGTTGACAAAACCAACATCCTCTTCCTGCAACGAGAAGGTATCAAGTTGGGTGTACGCACAGACAAGTTCTACTACGCAATTGATATTTATCACAATACTCCCATGCGTGGTAACTGGACTGCTTCACACTCTGCTCCTCGTGAATGTGTCACGCTCTTCGTAAGTGAAGATGATGTACTTGTGTTCGAATCTCTGAAAACTTTCCTTGCCACTGCCTTTACAGAGGCTAAATTGGAAGGATACTAAAATTGACAAATTAACCTGATTGGTAGGGGGCAGTGGGTAAACTCCCATTGTTCCCTATCTTTTTTAGAAGCAGACCCAATGACAATTCTTGAATGTTATCAGTACGTCAATAACAGACTAAATGTGTCTTCCACAAATAGTGGAGACAACATACCCAAATACCAATTTGTAGAAGCATTTAATACCGCTCAAACACAATGGGTAGAAGACCGTGTTAAACTTACTGAAACTTCTTTAGTACGAATAGATGAGATTCAACAGTTGCTGGAAACAACCACATTAACGTCTCCTACAAAAGCAACTGAATACTATGACTTTAATCTTCCTATTGACTATTTACACTATAAACGAAGTAAGAGTCTACCGTGCTTAAACAACATTTTAGTTAAAGAAGGAGACATAAATACTCTTTTAGTAGACAAGAACTGGAAACCTTCCTTTGAATGGGGTGAAACACTTTGTACGTTAGTCAATAACAAACTTCGTGTTTATACAGACAATTTTAAAATAAGTGAAGTAGAATTAGTATATTACAGAGTTCCTATCAAAGTCAATATGAATGACGGACACACTGATGTAAACGGAAACATAACCACTGACATAGACCCAGAATTTCAAAACTCCTCTTTGATAGAAATTCTCAATCTTGCGTGTAGGTTATTGACAGGTGATAACGCAGACCAAGCAAGGTATCAAACATCAAATAACTTGATTCAAGCCCACACATAATGAACACAACCGAGTTAGGTCTTTTGTTTTTTGACAATAATGACCCAAAGGCAATTTATATTCAAGACATAAGCAAGTATAATCCTGACATAGAACCTTCTTGTCAAAGACTGGAAATAACTCCCCCAAGTCATTCTACTACCTATACGTTTGAATATCAGTTGCTGTCATTTACCTCGATTGATTCTGATTCTTTTGGCTGGACTAATTCTATTTGCTACGAACAATTGTGTAATCTACCTGACGGGGCATGGAACATAAAACAAAGTGTTGCTCCCAACGATAAGTTATTCAAGTGCTATACTCATTACAAAATAACTACGCTTAAAAATGATTTGCTTAACTTCATCAATAGTATGGTTTCTTGTTCAGATGCTCGTGGCTTGGACTCTGTTGAGGGCAATAAGGCCCTTAGAAGACTTCAGTGGATTGAGTGTGCAAAACAATTTGCAGAACAATTCGGAGAAATCGAAAAAGCAAATATCATCTACAATCAAATCTCAAAAGAACTCAACGCAGACAGACAAAACTTTAAATACTGAAGAAGATATGGCTTGTAAATCATGTGCAGCAAAGAATCAATTAATGACAGGTAGGAACGAAAGGAGACTTACACCAAAAGAGATTGTTCCTTGTGTGTATACGCTCGAACAATTGGTAAGCAAACTAAATGAAGCAACTTCTCCTTTTGACATTGCAATACTTAAAAGTTCAATAAACTTTATTCATCGTGACTGTAACAAATTCAAGACTCAACTCGACAGAATATTTGAAGAAAACCCTTCTTAATAAACTGTACCACACTGCCTTGAATAAAGGCTTTGGGATGAGCAATACTAAACTTGATACAAAAGATGAACTGTTGTTGCAGTTGAACTTGACCGATAATCAAATCACAAATTGTCACTTTATATCAAACGCTATACTATTAAATGTTGAACCCTGCTGTACCAATAACTACTAATCAAATAGTTGAAGTAGGTATCCATAAACCTAAGTGTGCTACATTTTGTGGCAATACTCTTAACGACCATTTGAAATGGATAGAAGAACAACTGTGCGAAATAGATTGGTCTGAATTTAACATTCAATGCTTGGGTGCATCTTCTTGTGAGCAAACACAGAAAGCAGTTATTCAGGCAATGATTGACAAATTGTGTGAACTGTCTTCCTGTGACTGTACCACAAACCAAAACACACAAACGGTCTACAACTTGACTGTTCAGCCTGAATGGGAAGCAATAACAGCAAACCCCACAAAAGCGTTGAAGTCTGGTAAATTGGTAAACTTAATGGGTTCGTTTGTTCGTAACACCAATGTAAACGCTCCTGTAATATATCTTCCTCTTGAATTGAGACCTAAGCAAACTTTAAGGTTTCCCATTGCTTACAATCATATTGGTGGCCCATACAATCAAATTGTAGAGATTCAACCGGGAGGAGTGCTTAAGGTAATTTACATTGATGCGGATATAGACCAAGACTCTAATTTCCATTTAAACGGAATAACTTATTTCATTGACTAACTAAACTTAATACCTATGCCTTGCGGATGTTCCACACCTACTTGCAATACTTGTACACCAACTGTTCAATTGACTAATTGTACGGGTTGTACGTACACAACAAGCACTGATTGCGTAATATACAAAGATGATGTTTTGTCTTTTGAAAGCCCGTCTACAAAAGACGGTTCTGCTCGTACATTGACAGACCTGCTCAAATTGATTTCTGACGCAAACTGTTGCCAAAGAGAATCAAACATCATAACTGAAGATTACACAGTAGTGCCAGAAGATACCAATAAGATAATCTTGATGAAAGGCTTTGATGACGGTGTAGCAGGTACTATCAACTATACTATCACTTTGCCTGAAACAATGGACTTTGCGAACAAAGAACTTATCTTCAAAGATATTTCCAAACCAATTGATTCCGGTGTAACTACGATTGCTTGGAGATTCAATCTTGCCATTCAGTATGGTTGGAATCCAGTTGCCACCACTACTGCTTACGCCACCTTGCAAACTGGTACACATAAGACCTTAAGGTTGCGATTTGTGAAGACCTCTCCCTCTGCCTATCAGTGGATAATAGTATAAGACATTGTTTTGAATGTTTGGTTGATTATTCAAAGCCCTGCAAAAGAGTGGGGCTTTGTTGTTTAAATTCCTTACCTTTGCTGCATCTAACTATAACTTAAATCATTTCAAATGACTATTTCACAGATTGCTAACGAATTAATCAATAATCCCAAACTATTACGCAAGGCAAACAGAGAACTTGCTATACGTTTTGGAGCAACAGAAGAAGATTGCTTAAGTGCAAGGTATGAGGCCAGAATAAAACAAAAGACTACTGGTGAGGAAAGAATAAATCTCTGTCAAGTAGGAACAGTTGGGACAATTTGTATTCCCACCCATACATCTACTTATTCGGACAAAACCTTTTCTTTTGACATAGATGAGGGTAAGATGAGTGGTACAGTAACCACCAATGAAGAGATAAGTAATCCAGATGACTTCTATGACATATTTGACATAGACCGTACAAAATGGAAAATCTCTCGTTATTGGCTAAAAACCCATAAGTCTGGCAAACCTACCTACTCTATTGATGTACGTGCTCTTGTACCTCAAATTGACTTCAAACAAGAATTTATCGAGTTCTTAGATGAATACGAGTTTAGTGTACCTGAACTAAAATACGAACCCGTCGTCAAGTATAATAATCTTTTAGTGGTATGCTTGTTTGACTTGCACTTAGGCAGGGAATCTCAACCTAAATCGGTCTTGGAACATAGTTCTTTGCATACACAAAAAGACATATTCCGTTCCAATCTTATTTCTCTAATGGAAAATGCTTCAGTATATGGAGCAGAACGTATTGTTCTCCCGATAGGAAATGACTTCTTTAACTGTGAGTATCACGGAGCCACCAGTAAAGGAACCCCACAGGACAATACCAAAGACATTCACGGAATGTTTAAGACAGGACTTGACCTGTTGACTTGGGCAGTAGATTTTTTAAGTGCAGTGGCTCCTGTGGATGTCTTATATGTACCTTCTAACCACGACCAAGGATTTGGTCAAGCACTGGCTCTCTCCTTAGAGAAACTCTTTGAAAACCATACAGGAGTGTCTGTAAATGCCCTTCCCACAAGTCGTAAGTATTATAAGTACGGAATAAACGGTTTGATGTTTGAACACGGAGAACTTAGTAAAGCAGAAGACTACGCACTTATATTTGCAACAGAAGGCAAGTCTGTATATGCTGACACAGAAAACCATGAAGTGCTTTTAGGACACAGGCACCACGAACACACAAAAGAAATAAAAGGTATAATGGTGCGTTGGTTGGGTTCTTTATCCTCAACAGATAGGTGGCACTTTAACAAAGGTTACATCAGTAAGAAGAGGGGATACTGCTTAGTGTACAATAAGCATTGTGGAAAGATTTCAGAATTTACAGTCGTGGAATAGGTTAATAGTTAGTAGTTAAGAAGGAAGGTGTATCGAAAGGTACACCTTTTTTATTACACAAATACTCAAAAGCATACGTGAAAACAATGTATATTTACACACTTGTGTTAATAATATCAAACATTCAATGAAAGGAGACTACGATTTTTATAAGACTCGTGTCATAATGACGGCATTTAATCGGTTGAAAGAAGAACATCCTGAACTGATAAACAGGATAGGATTTTGGAATTATCGGAAAATAATGACAGAGTTTAACGAGTTGATGCTTGAAGAGGTTTTCAATAACGTTCAGGGATTTGAACTACCGTTTTCATTTGGAAGATTAATAATGGTAGGTTTTAAGATAAAGAAGAAAACCCCTTATGTAGAGCACAGTAAAAAGCACTTACATCTTTCTCGAACAGAAAATTATGTATATCGTCTTGTTTGGCTTTTACATCAAGATTCTGCCCATATCCCTCACGTAGAGTTTTGGAATTTCAGAACTGAAAAGTTGGTAGCGGGTAAAATAGTAAAAAGGATTAAAGAAGACAGATTCTTTCACTGGATTAAAATGAACAGTACCAAAGACATAATAAAATACGAAGCAAGAGACAGAACCCTTAGAAAGAAAAGAAATGACAATAGGTGAAGTAACATCAAGGCTTAGGAACATACTTAAAGACCAATTTGGTGATTCTCGATACTCTAACAGGTATCTGTGGAACGTATTTCTCACTGCATCCAAGTACTTAATTAAACAAGATGCAGACAGGAGTAGGATTTACAACCAGACTGACCTGTGGCAATCTATCTGCATTAAGTTAGAAGAAGTGCCTACGGCTATTTGCAACTGCTACTGTTTACCGTTTGATAAAACAGTTTATCGTTCAGTTGAGAAATTACCCAAAATACTTGAATCATCTGACGGTCTTATTTACAGGTTCATATCTTCACCAGATATGAGCAAACAATTTACTCTTGTCACTCCTTACCAGTATCAGGTAAAGAGTAAGATTAAGTACAATAAAGAACTTTACGTGTTTACGCACGACGGTTATTTGTACTCTCCTTCTGTAAGTTATCCATTATTGGTTATCAGTGCGGTATTTGAAGATGATGTATCGCACCTTAGTTGTGATTCCCAAACCACTGTTTCAGGCTCCTGTGGTTCGATTCTGGACACTAAAATATCCTTGCCTGACTATCTTATAGATGCAGCAATAAAAATGTCCCTACAAGAACTTGGGGCTTCCAAAGCAATAATCACAGATGAAGCACCTAACCAAAATTCAACTCAAACACAAGGTTCTCCTTAATTAATTTGCTATGAGTCTGATACTGAACAAAGAGACTAATTTCATTACGACCGATGACTTGTTTGTAGAAATACACAACATGCTTCCTTCTTTCTTTGAAAGGTCTATATTGGATGACTCTTTATTCTATCCTGTTGTAAGAGAATGTCTTGCTAAACTTGGTGCAAAGATTTATCCTGTTTCAGACGCTACCTTGATTGTTGAAAACTACAAGGCTAAATTACCAGCAGACTTTCACAAGCTGGTTTATGCTGTTGGGTATTTTGAACGAAGGGAAATTGCTGTTGATACGTTAAGTCCTCAACTATTTGACGTGAAAGTGGGGGACATTCAAACGATAGAAAAACCCATTAAATTAAATTCTGAATACTGTGTCAATGAGTGTGGTGAGATTTACCAAGTGGTTCAAAGAGTAAACAGTTATGAATACGTCTACACAGACCTTTATCCACTTAGGATAAAGTCATCTAATTCCAGTTGCGTACAAGACTGTCTAAACAAAATCAATGCTTGCAAGGATGAAATCTCTATCAATGGGGATTCACTCTACACCAACTTTTGTGAGGGACAAGTCTTTATTTCCTACCTTCAAAGTCTTGAATCATCTGACGGAGACCTTCTTGTTCCAGACTATGCTCAAATAAGAGAGTGGATTAAAAGTGCTTGCATAACAAAGGCTTTTGAAAAGATTTACTGGAACGGAGAAGCAGATGTCCAACAAAGACTCTTGTTTGCAAAGAAAGAAGAAGCAGTAAGGGAACTTAATGCTCGTTCTTTTGCAAGACGTAGCGAGTTTTCTGAATTGTACGATATGAGAAGATTCTTCTTTAATCGTTACAGTAAGTTTGAAAATGTAGTATATGGTAGTCCTTATAACAGAAATCTTCCTCGGTACTCAAAGGGGGACACTTATATTTAAATAAATGCAAAAAGTATTTGCTGCCCAGACTCTTAACTTAGATACCCATTATTCCCTGTTCGGGGATAAGAACATCTTCTATCTCCTTAATGGAGACGTACAAGGTAATGAGTCAGGAAACAATGGGTTGTTTGTCCAGAATCAATTATCTAACAGTTTGTGCGTAGACTTTCCAGATGACTACATTTTAAGAGGTACTATTCAGTTAAATAATGACGAATCAGTCCTGTTCTTTCAAACAGAGGACAGTAGTCAAATAGGTGTACTTAACACATTGAATTGTTCTTACGCCATTGTCGTAGATGACCCTTGCCTGAACTTTACCAATCAAGTAAGAGGAGTATACAAGTACACGAACGATACTAACGTTAGAAGGATTTACTTTATTGACGGAGTGAACCCTAACAGGTATTTAGACTTGGACAATAGAACTGGTTCTTATGTCTTTCCTTTGGTCTACGAAGGTTCTTTGTGTGAAAGTTGTGACATTGATTATGGCACTACATTGGACTGTGATGCTTTACGAATGAATAAACTTTTAGATATTCCGTGTGTCACTATCAGTCAAAACAGCAACGGTCAATTGTTGTCAGGAGTATATCAAATAGGTATTGCCTACGGTTCTAACAACTTAGTGCTTAGTGACTATTATTTTTCCCAACCTATCAAGGCTTTTTCAGAGGTTTCTAATATTGGATTCAATGTGACTGTTTCTTGTGAAGAAAAAACCCTTGACCAGATTTCAGTCATTCTTGTCTCTCAAACCAGAGAGAACTCTTTGGTCATATATAACATAGGGTTCTTTCCTGCTTCAAGTACACGTCTTACAATAAACAACGTTACCAATTCTTTATTGATAGACACCACATCAGCGTTACTTAAAAGGACTCTGTACGAACACTCTCAATTCATTGCTACTAACGGAGAATCTTTGCTTTTAGGTAAGCATGACTTAATTGAACCTTTGTCCTATCAACCACAAGCAAACAACATAGAAGCAGAATGGCAAGAAGTAAAAGTTAGAAAAGACCAAGCAATATTCCTTCCTTCCTTTTTACGAGACGAAGTATACGCAATAGGAATTGAGTGGTTTGATAAGTGGGGTAAGAGTAGGGGAGTGTTTCATATTCCGGGCAGAGAAGCGGTTTCTTTTGATTTGGAAGACGCACCAGAAGAAAATGACATATATGAAACAGACGGATGTAACCCATTAATGTTGAAACGTTGGCAAGTTGAAAACACTGCATCTGGAACCACTGTAAGTCCCGCTGTGACATGTGAAGACTGTGACGGTAGGAATGTATCTAAGTTTGGTACGATGTCTTATTGGGAATCAGAGAACCTTGTATACCCCAATGATGAAGATACTTGGGGAGAACTTGCTTGCCAACCAATCAGGCATCACAAAATGCCCTCTCACAACCTTACGCACATACACGACAATTTTTCAGTTGAGACAATTTCTGGTGGAGACTGCATTGAATTGGAAGTGGAAGGACAAGACGGAAGTACATACACTACTACTTATTGCCCACCTGATACGACAGAGTTTGTTGAAAGCCAGTGTGTAAACATATTGACAATCAAGTTGAAAAACATAGAGCATCCTAAAACAAACGGGGTGTATGACCAAGATATAGTTGGGTACAGAATATTGGTAGCGGACAGGAATGGGAATAAATCAATTCTGCACAAAGGTCTGGTTTACAATATGTGGGAAGATACGTCTACCCCAAATACAAAGATTCTTTATTCCAACTATCCTTTTAACGACTTAAATCCAGACCAGTTTCTTTCCACTGTTCAAACAGGACACAATGAAGGATTGCCTAAATGGTCTCCTCCTTCCAAGTATCTTAAAAACAAGTTCACTTACCATTCACCAGACTTTCACTTTCAGGAGAAAGCACAAGAATTTGGCACGGAACTAAAAGTATACGGAGAGGAAATAGGTTGGATAGAAGGTAAGTTCGACCCTGTGTACCAGCATCCCAACACTCGATTGGGTTTAGGTTCGATTCAGAATGAAGGTTATCAATCAAATCCCAGACAGGTCAATTCAGTGTGCCACTACTCTTCATTTTCTGCTTGGACACTTCCATACCTGTCAAGATTTAAAGTAGAGGTTTCACAGTTTTTGCTTCCCGTAAATCAAATAACATCTGACAACCAAAAGGTAAATAACTTTTTGAGGGAGTCTTCTTATTATGTTTCTTTGAACAGGGATGTGTTGGACCCAATCACAAAAGATGTCAGTAGGGTCAACAGGAAAGAAATAGGAAGAGACACTTATGGATATTCCGACACAGTGAACAGACCTACTGCAGAAAACATTAAGGGGGTCTCTCATTACGTAGGAATAAAAATAAAACAACCAGACCAATACGGTCAACTAGAAGGGATTAAATACATACCTGTTACATGTGTGCTTCCAGCAGAAGGAGACTTTGAAGATGAGGAAGTATTTTATGAGACAAGAAGTATATATGGTGGGGACGTGTATATAACTAAACATTCTTTGTTACGTAAGATGCCAATGTTTACACAGTGGTTATCTAACGTACCAGTCACAACTGAAATAAATTACAGAGAGTACAGGAACCTTTGGTATCCAAGGTTTTGGTATGACAATCTTACTGTTGCAGATGACGAGTTTAACTTGGACAATTATAGTGACATTCTTCCCGGTTCAGATATTGTTGCAGCAGGATACGTGTATATATTCATAACAGGAGTTGCTCACTACTGGTGTGAGAGCGAATTTATTGGAGACTATCGTGAAAGGGATGCTACTATAAACGGTTCGTTTTATCCAAAGATAGGATACGATGATATTGCTCGTGCAGATAAGATTCCTTACGATAACAAGTACTTGTACAATCTTTCCTTGCTAAATAACAACATTGAGAGGGCGTACCAGAACCTCAATCCTACTTTGTCAGATGCAGATTATACTGTAATCTTTTCACAAAAAGATGACTTTCAAAGTGGGGGAGATAAATGGTTAGAGTTTCTTCCTTTGAACTATACTATTTTACCGAGGATATATGGGGCTTTCACAGGACTTCACTATACAGGCATGTATTCTTTGTTCTTTATGTTTGAAGACTGTATTCTGTATTCAAGAATAGATTACACACTAAACTTAAATGAAGGTGGGACATTACGATTAGGTCAAGGGGACATATTCACAAACAGATTAGTTAAACTTTCAAATGAGCAAACTGGATATGTAGGAAGTGTGGACCCTCAATCTTTTATCAATACTCGTTACGGTACTTTCTTTTTTGAAAGAAAGAGAAAGAAATTCTTTAAATGGTCTGGTCAAATAAGTGATGTGACTTCTGACATGTCTTCTTGGCTTCAAGCATTTACCAGAAGCACTAACACTGGATACGAAGGTTCAATGATTGCTGTCTTTGACAACTACACAGAAAAGGTTTATTTCACAGAAAGAAGTTCTAACTTGGGTAGGTGGACATTATCGTACAATCCAAAGTTGGAAGGATTCAGTTCTTTCCATTCGTTTGTTCCACAATTTTATATACCCTCGTCCAATACGTATTTGTCTTATGATTTGAGTCTTTCTTCTGGTGTTTGGAAGCACAATCATAAATATGATTACCAAAGATATTATGGTCAGCAATATGCTTTTGATGTGGGATTTGTTCTAAACAATGACTTTAAGAACGTTGATTTACAGTCAGTTAAGATATTTTCAGAATGGTTAAAGTACACGTCTTATCTATCTTATGTACAGAACAGAAACGTATTCTTTGACAAGATATTGGTGTACAATAATCAAGGCAACACAGGAGTGATGAGTGTTTTATTGAAAGACAGAAACAATCCTGCACAATCATTGGTACAGAATTCTGACACTAATAGTCCACTAATATGTGAAGTGTCACAGGTAGAAGACTCTATTTATAAGTTCAATAAGTTGGAGTCAATAGTAGCAAACCAAAATTCTCCTACTGTTCAATGGAACAGACATTTTTACACTGTACTAAATGTTGACCCTGCGCTAAATCCTCGTTCAAGACAAGAACTAAAAGGTAAGTGGTTTAAACTTCATCTTATTTCAGATACCAATCACGAGCATAAGATTCTTGTACAGTTAAACCTTTCAACAGAAACACCTACTTTCAAATGAAATTAAGCAAGAAAGCAAAGGACTTTTTAAATAAACTGAAACCCAAAGCCCAAGACGGATTGAGTTTTCCCTACATCATGGGAGAACCAAATGATTTGGCTATGGACACAAGTCCTATAATGTTCAATGGAATAGACGTAAATCCTGTAAATGAAGGTGCTGATTTACAACCTGCACCTTCTCTTGGTAAAGAAGCATTGAGTTCGTTAGGTCAAGGTTCCAACACTTTCTCCCAAGCAGTTAAGGGCATTATGACCATTGACAACTTTATCAAAGCAAGAAAAGCCAAAAGAAACTACAAAGCACAAAAGAAGATTTTTGACCAAGAGTATAAAAAGTCACAAGAGGAATTGCGAGCCAATGACTTTTATGCCACTCCTTACACAGTTGGTAGAACAGATGACTTCACTTTAAAGAATGGCGGAAAAGTAAAGTACCAAGAAGGCGGGGATTTCATGCAGTATTATTTGTCACAGAAGCAAAAGAACAACGGTATACTGGACTTGATTAAGTCTTCTTACGACCAACAAAACATGCTTAACAAGCAGACCTATCAAGGTTATCAGCAAGCAGCATATCAAGGTGTTGGGGACTATTTATCCAGCGGTATCCAGCAAGCAGAACAAGCAGCAAAATTATTGATGCAAGGGGGTGGAGAAGCCCCCAATTTGTACGACCCTGAATTTGAGGCTAAATATCAAGAGTACTTAGGAGAAGAACAGCAAGCAGTTGCATCGGAAGTAGACCAAGAAATGGAATTTGACAACACCCTTTTTAATTGGATTCTGCAAGAAGAACCGGAAGAAACTACTTCACCTACCTATGAAGTGTATCAACAAGAAATGGGTACAGGTGATTCTGGTCTAAGTTTCATTGAGCAAGTTGGTACTAAGGAAAGCGGAAACAACTATGGGGCAGTGAATCGTAGTGGAGGCAAGTATTCAACCAATGCAACGGGTAAGTATCAATTTACGGAAAATCATTGGGCAGACCAGATTAAGTCTTTTATGAAACTTCCCTCCAACATGTCTAAATCAGAGGTAATGGAGTCATTCAGACAGTCACCAGAGGCACAAGAATCTTTTATGCAACACGTGACCAATGACATATACGCTCCTGTTGTAGAGCAGTACAGAGAGCGTGGGAGAAAGTATGGGTTTACCGACAATCAAATGTTTGCTCTCATACACTACCGAGGTGTCGGAGACTTCAAAAAAAGAATGGATAGTGGGGATTGGGAAACAGTATCTGAAAGTGAAAAAAGACTTTACAACAATCCTTCACCCAAAGATTACATAAAGAATATACGATGAGTGTAAGTAAATTAGGCTACAAAAGAAACTCTCCTTACAAGAACAGAAAGTCAATCACCATTGAATCAGATTTGATTACAATGGACGGAGTGGATATTCCTCTTTTACTTGAAGGAGATAACGGTCAAGCAATAGTTGCTCAACCCAATAGTGGAGAATACTATTTTAATGGTGCAACAAAAGTCAAAGAAACACCTATTAAGCAAAAGGGAGGTAGGATTAAAACACCAGTAAAAGAAGAGTCCTTACCTCCGGTAGTAATTAAAGGTAAAAGGTCTGACATTCAGACTTTAGAAAATATTAAATTTGATT